GTACCACCACGTAAAACTACATTACATGCACCAGTTGGGTTAACCATGTACACATATTTTGAATCAGAATTCAAAACATCTACATAATATGCAGGTGTACCATCAATACGACGTGTACCAACAACTGTATTCAAGAAGTCATATTTTTCTAAAATATCACCATCTTTCATAATCAACACATGAACTTCTGTACCTTGTGGTGCAGAATCAAACAATGGTGCATATGCAGAACCACCAAATGTAAGAGCTGATAATACATGAACTTCAATACCATTACCTAGTGTACCTGGGTAACGAGCAATCAAATCAACATTGGTTGGGTTTGTGAATGCAGTTTCGAAATAGTTATAGTTTGGTACAAATACTTCTTTACCTACAACTGCTGCAGCATCACCAGAGCTAACACCAACAGCATTTTTTGCATTTGGACCAACTGTACGAACTACCCAACATGCATTTGAATAACGTAAAAATGCAGCAACACTGAAGAAGTCTTTTCTATTATATTCAGGTTTTGGTGTACCAAATACGTCTACCAATTGACGTTCATTGTTGATCAGTTGTGGATCTAACACTGGGCCCCATACAAATGCACCAGAAAAGCCACCAACTGTAGTTGCAACACCTGGTGTTGAATTACTTAAATCTGTTTCCTTGATCGAAAGACCAGGGCTAACTAAATATGCCATAATTTTGTCCTCTAAAATTGTTTATAAAATATGGAAGACTTAATATCTTCTGTATTATTTATACTTTAGATTTTAGTTAGCACTTAAAACAGATTTTGTTGAATTTTCAAATGGATCATTTTGATTTGCATTTGCAAATGGTGGTGTATTATCAGATGAATATAATACGGTATAGTCATCATCCCCTAATAATTCAATTGTCCATGGTTTATGTTTAGCATTTGCTTCCATTAACATGACTTGATATTTTCTATATCTCTCATCATTTTCATAAGCAGAAGCCGTATTTGTACCATCTGTTCTGTATAGTCCAGTTGTACCATGACCAGCACCAAGACCATATTCACCTGATGTACCTAATTTTCTAAATAATAATTGGGTGAAATCAAATTGTACCTGTGTAACAAGTGGTGTACTATTCATCGTTGTTTGAAGATTTATACTACTTACACTTGATGGTACAAGATTCAGAAATTCAATTTTGAACTTTGGTATTCTATATGTATCCATTGCAAATAATGTACATGCACCGAATACAGATTGAGGATCTGATGCTCTTGAACCAGAAAACAAATTTGCATAAAGAAGACTTAGGATTTCCCAATTTTCATCAAGAAGGAATTGAATAGATAATGGTGAATATGAAGGAGAATCACCAGCAACTTTGATTCGACCAGAACCAAACCCAATTTCAACTGGTGATAATGTTATATCAGGTATAGCAAATGTTTGAATCCATTTAGAAACATCATATTTGCGACCATTTGCAGATATTTCTAATGCGATTGCCCAATTGACATCTTTAGCCGAATTAATTAACATCATATAACTATAAACCTTTGGTTGTTTATAGTATTTATCAGCCCACTAAATTCCAGATTCAAATTTACGCCATTCAATGGCATTCTTTAGTGCCCAGTCTCTGTCTTTAACTGATTTAACAATTCGTTCTAATGTATCAACATATTCTTCTAACAACAATATTTTACCACGAAGTTTTTGCATCTCCGGATCCATATTGATTGCATCTTTTACTTCACTTTTCAAAAATCTATTATCTAACGGTCTAGATTTATATACATTTGGCTCAGCTTTGCCTGTATAATAAATCCATAGCTCAGAATTTAGTTTTTCCTGTTCCATTAATAATTTTTTATATTCAATTGAATATGTTTTTAGTCGTTTGAGCCATTTTGTGAAGTTTTTGTAATTTTGAGATGCTTGTTCACCTAGATTACCATTGTAATCAATGTATAAATCGTTATCTGCTTCATCCAGCATTTCATCTATAATTGACATTTATTTGTTCCGTATATTTTATGCTTGTGTCTGTTTATTTAACTTCTTAGCCCAGAGTTCATCAAATTTCTTCTGATCATGCACATAGAATACATGATCGCCGATAACTTTACGTGTTCCTTTTTTCATATATGGAACCCACCATGTTGACTTTTCAACAGACAGCGTACAGTAATGAGTCGCACCACCAGTTGGATCTTTGATGCGTTTATTGATCACCTTATTTGCAATATTAATTGCTTGTGTAAATGCAGTTTGTGAAACATTATCTGCCTTAATTATTTTAACCATCTCACCATCACAATACCAACTAAAGTGACATTTATCTTTAATTGGTTGACCTAAGTAGTCCAATTTAGCATTTTTGACTGCACCTTGGATTGATGAATTATTAAAATACTTAATACGATTTAGTGTTACCCATGCTACTGCAATTTGACCATCTATTGGTTGATCTGCTGCCTCAAAATATATATTTGCTGCTAATGCGCCTAAATCTGAATTTAGATTGACATACTTTCCGTTTTTCTCATTATATACATTAACTGCATATACAACTTCATATCCTGTTTTTGGGTCTGATTTTGGTAATTCTAAGCTGACTATATTTGGTACACTAGAACTAGATGTACCGGTATAGAAATAAGCTAAAGTAGATAGTGCCAAGGTAGCAGTAAGTAGTTTGACTTTCATATTTCTGTCCACAATTTATATAATGTTAGATATATTATAACACAATGGTCTGACTTTGTAAATAGATTTTGTTAAAATAAATTATAAATACTATTGTGGACCCAATTAAGGATCCACATAGTTCAAGTCGCGAGATGGCCGTCTCCACTTGATGTACTCAATTCACAATCAAAACTAAGGAGTCTCAAATGAGCACCAACAAGTATATTTACGGATGTGTTTCCGTATCCCGTCACTACATCATCTTTGCTTTACCTATTTACACTGTCAGTACATTGTGTTATAATAATAAAAATCAACAGAAGTAAATGATTATATGACAACTAGCACTGATACCACAATCTTGTCCATAGAACAAGTTAAAGATTTAATTGAAACATATCCTAACAATTTCACTCAATTAAAGTCAATCAAACCTACACTAGAAGCACTTAAAGAACGGTATCCATTGGCAGAATCGAGTACCGAATTGCTGTATCTTTATATCAATGGATATGATAGTGTACCAACATGTGAATGTGGCTCCACCATGAAATGGGGTAGAATGTCACATGGATATGGTGAATGTAGAAGTAAGAAATGTTCATTCAGAAATAAAAGAATTGATTCTAAAGTTAAGCGTACATCAATTGAACGTTATGGATCAGACTGTGCACTTAAGACAGATTCAATCAAACAAAAAAGATCAAAGACAGTACAAGAAAGGTACGGAGTAGATCACGTTTCTAAATCAGCACAAGCAAAACAACAACGCAAACAAAATCTTTTAGAACGATACGGTGTAGAATATATTGGACAGATTCAAACAGCAAAAGAAAAAATCAAAAAGACACAATGGATTAATTATTACAACACATATCAAGATCTGCTTAAATTTGAATTAGAAGATCCAACCAACAAACCAGAACAAGGTGATTTAGTTAAATGTAAATCATGCGGTATGGAATCTGAATTCTATGGTGCTGCTAGACCATGGAGATGTATACATTGTGAGCCAATTGCTGGTAGTTCAAAATTTGAACGTGAGATTTTAGATTATATCAAATCAATTTATGATGGTGACATTGTTACAAAAGATAGACATATATTGAAACCAAAAGAATTAGATATCTACATTCCTGATAGAAATTTTGCTATTGAGTTTAACGGTACATATTTCCATAGTGCAGATGAAGAATCAGATTCTGATATGAAGACTTATCACCTTAACAAAACTTTAGGTTGTGAAAGTCAAGGTATTAACCTTATGCATATTTGGGAACATGACTGGTTAGATGAAACCAAAAAAACCATCTATAAGTCAATGATTGCTCAGAAATTAGGTAAATCAAAAAGTATTCACGGTAGAAAAACAGAAATAAGAAATGTACCGTCTAAAGAATCAAATAGATTCTTAGTCGAAAATCATCTACAAGGATCTTGTGTCTCTAAGGTAAACTTAGGATTGTATTATCAAGGCGAATTAGTTGCTCTAATGACATTTGGCAAACCTAGATTTAATAAAGGGTACGAATGGGAACTTCTTAGATTCTGTAACAAGGTTGGTTATTCTGTTGTTGGTGGAGCAATGAAACTTATAAGTAAGTTTAGATCAGTACATACTGGAGCAATTATATCATATGCTAATAGAGAACATTCTTCTGGTAAATTGTATAGTGTTATTGGGTTTAGATGTGTATCCGCATCTAATCCTAACTATCAATGGATGAAAGGTAAAACTGTTTTAAAAAGATATCAAACCCAGAAGCATAAACTACAATCACTTCTTGGTGAATCATTTGATCCATTGAAGACTGAAGCAGAGAATATGTTCGCGAATAGTTATAGAAGAATATGGGATTGTGGAAACTTGGTGTATGAATTAGTATAGAATAAAGACATGAAAGGGGAACATTAAGTTCCCCTTTCAGTTTAATTAACCAGTTGTACTGATTAGGTTGTTAAGTTAACAACTTTGAAGATACGCAACAATGGGTTGCTACGGTAAGCAGCACTATTGATTGCAGTAGAACCAGTTTCCATTGGTTGGTTGCTGATTGCCTGACGACATTGCATACCAACTGCTGGTTGGAATGAGTTAGGATCAACAACTTTAGTCAATTCAATTGGCATGTATGGACTATAAATGATTGCTGCGTCAGCTGCCGATTGTCCTTTATAACCAACCATAACGTACTCAACACCACCAGATACTTCATAACCATATGGGTCAACATAAACAGCCAAACCGTTTACTAAGTTACCAGCATATGTAGCAGCAGTGATGTCAACAACCAAACCTGTATCTAATTTAGATGCAGCAACTGAATCTAACAAACCAGTCATTGCCAAAGCAGAAGCTACGTTAGATGTAGTAACGATATAGTTACCTTTACCACGACGAGAATCGGTCATAATAGCATTACGTTCGATTTCAATTTGGAACATCAAGCCTTTGAAACGTTCTACAGCCCAACGACCATTTGAATCTGCGTTCAAGTCGAAGATACCAGCATTAGTTGTATGAGCACAACCTAGTTTAGCAACGAAGTACATTTTACGTAAAATTTCACGGTTCAATTCACCAGCGATTTCAGTATTCAAAATTGATACTAATTCGTCTTCAGCAGAAAGACCGTGGATTGCACGCATATCTTGTTCAAGTTCAGTTGACCAACGAGCACGTAATTTACGAGTGTCAGCAATGATTGAATATTTGTCAATGGTGAATGCCATTTCTTTAATAGCATTAGAACCGTCACTAGCAGTACCTAAGCTTTCACCGATAGCTGCCAAATAACCTGTTGTGAAATCAACTGGTTTATTACCACCAAAGTCACCACCAAAGATTGTGTTATCTTGTGTACCTGTACCAGAACCTGGTTTGAATTCAGAGATGAATGCTTCTGCCCCACCTTGTGTACCATAACGTGAACGCAATGTGAATACCAAACCAGTAGGACCAGTCATTGGTTGAACACCAGCAATATCAAATGCGATTAATTTTGGTACCATACGGCGAACCATACCGATCAAGATTGGATCCCATTTAGCAACACCACCAGAAATGTTTGTTGTATCTGATTCGATGAAACGTTTTTGGTTTTCCAACATGATTGCTGTCGCAGCTTGTTTGCTTGGAGCAAGTGTACCAGCTGATTCTGCATTAAGCACATCAGCCCATTTTTCAGTTAACAATTCCATTTTGTTTTTCTCCTAAAGAATATATATGAATGTTATATGATTTCTAATTATTTATAGATAATCAAATTATTTAATACCTAAAATTTTACTATATACAGATGCATCAACTTTAGTTGATTCTGTCATAGTAGATTGAGCAGGTTGTTTTGGTGTACTAGCAGATTCTACAACTTTAGATGAATCTAATTTAATACCAACAAAAACATCTTTTAGTGTTTGTAAACGAGATCTATATTGATCAGCTGATACAAACACAACAGATTCACATAATGATTCAAAGTTTTCACGTTGCATTACTGTCATATCAGAAACAATAGATTCAAGAACCGATTGTTTTTCTTTGATAATAATTTGACGTTTTAACTTTTTGTTTTCTTCTTCAAGTTTACCAATTTGATTTTCTGTTTCAGATACAAATTCTTTATATTCTGCTACAAAATCAGTTGATTCTGGAAGAGTTACATTATATTCACCATAGATGGCACGAACTGATTCAATTAGGGCTTCAGCCATTGAAACTTTAAGTTCATCTTGCGATTTATAATTTTCTTTTAGATCAGTAATAACATATTGAGAATATTGTTCTAATCGAGTTTCATAGTTTTCGATGATAGCTTGAACTTCATCTTCAAATGCACTGCGATATTTTTCTTCTAATGATTTAAGCAATTCTTTAGAATATGCATCAAATTTAGCCGCAAAAGATTCTACGATTGAATCAACTTGTTCTGTAAATGCTTGGCGTTCGCTTTCCAGTAATTCTGCGGTTTTTGCTTCGGCTTTTGCTTCTGCAGCTTCATCCACACGACTCTGAATAGCTGATTCGACCAATGATAAGTCTTCATCAGTCATGCCAAACTCTTTAAGCTTTTCTGTCAGAATATTCACCCTGTTTCTCCTTTTTAGAGTTTGATTGATTTAATAAATTCTAGTAGATGTTTACTAAAATGTTCTTGTTGTTCATACAATTGTTTGACAAATGCATCTGGTGCACTTGGACCATCAACAACATCTACTGCCCAAAGTTTTAAATCAGGTTGTACAACTGGTGTACCTGATATTGTTTTCACCGAGCCAGTTGCGCGTGAACTGACACCAGCTTTCCATCCACCCTCAAGCAAACCTTTAACGATTTGACCTTTTGGAGTTGAAAGCACTTTTGCTTTACCAAAAACATCATTACCTTTCCAATATAATGAATCAATTAGAATGGCTGCTTCTGCTGGATCAGCCTGAGCACGATCTGCAGGATGATTCAATTCACCAATAGCACGACGTTCTTTAACAAAATTGTTTATGTAAGAATCTACTGCTTGTTCTAAAACTGCTTTAGGGTAAATTCTACCATTTCTATTTTTTACCTCAGACTGCATAAAACAACCTTCAATATAAAGTTGTTTGCCTTCTGGTGTATTTTCAACTAATAGTTCCGTATTGTTTACCGTTTCAATTAATATCATTTGGTAACCTCTA